ATGGCAAGATCATACATAGGAGCAATCAACATGCCGACCACCCCCGCGCCCGAACCGTTGCCGGTGCCGACCCCCGACAATCCGCCCGTCATTGACTACGGCAAAATGCTGTGGTCGCCGACCCGCGACGAGAACGACATCATCCCGGCTGGAAACTGGAAGGGCTTGCCGGCGAACCGCTATGTGCTCGTCAATTCACCGCCCTTGCTTGACGCGGTCGAGAAGCCGTACTACACAGCCCGCTCCGGCGCGCCAAGCTGGACGGGGATCATGAATACCTGGTCCGGCGCGGCATGGAGCAAACCCGCGCAGGAAATGTTCATTACCGGCGGCGGCCACTTCGGCACCAGCTCGTGCGAAACGGCGATCTACCGGCTCAAAGCAGCCACACTGCTCTTCGACCGCGCCAAGGATCGTGACCCGCAAAGCGAGAATGGCGACTGGACGGTCGTCGATGGCAAGCCGGTGTTCACACCAGGCGAATCATGGTGGTCGTCGATGCTCAAGAGCGGGCAACCGGGCGCCGTGCATACGAGCTGGTCGCTACTGTGGATTCCGCCGGAAGTGATGCATGTCATCACCGGCAAGACGACAAACAAGTCCGGCGGTATTTTCTACGCCAGCGGCGCGAATACGATCTACGACCTCGACACGAAGAAGCACGTCGGTCCGACAAACTGGAAGCCGATCGGGCAAAGCAATGTTGACCTGTCCGCCTCGGCGGCTTTCCTCGATGGGACCAATATCTACGGGCCGCATAACTCGTTCAACGTCTGGAAATGGGCGCTCGAAGGCACGCAGGAGACGCTGTGGAGCCCGGCCAGCCTGGGCGTGTTCACGTCGGTGTTCACGCATTGGGGCCACATCGTGGCCGTGCATTCCTGTTGGGGCTGGATCGAGGAGCGGCGCGAGTGCTTCGGATTTTACGGCGCCATGGTGAATAACGGGACGCAGCCAATGCTGCACTTTACTCGCGCACGCTATGGACAGGCCATCGATGCCGGCGACAAGGCGTGGAGTAAATATTGCGACACCATCACGCTGACCTCGGACGATGGCTCGCACCTTGATTTTTCGGTCGAAAACCTGACCATGTCCGGCCCGCTGTTCGGTGCCGGCAACGTCTATGATGCAGACACCGCCACGCTCTACATTCAGGGCAGTACCGTCGGCGCGCCGCTCTACAAAGTGACTGGACTCGATGGCAACACCTGGACGACGCAGAAGATCCACGGCGCCGAAGCGCTCACTGAATCGCGCAATGGCGTCTATGGGCGGATGCGCCTGGCCCGGCTCGGCGGCGAGAAGGTCATCCTCCGGGTGTCGAGCGTCACCGACCCGGTGCAGGTGATGCGGCTGGTCGATGGTTCGGCACCGATTCCAGACCCGCAACCGGAGCCCTTGCCTGATCCGATTCCAGTGCCGGACCCGCAGCCTGATCCGGTACCAGACCCGGTACCCGTTGTACTCTCGGAAAGCGACGTCCGGCGCGTGGCGCTGGACGTGCTCGGCCTGCTTTCCGGGCAGCTACAAAGTATGGGACTTTAAGGTAACCGGCGTGCATCGCTGCGCGACCGAAGAGCAAGCGCTGACCGGGATATTCGGTCATTTTGGAGATAGGCGCGACAAGCAGTAGTTATCGACGTTTAATTTTTTTACAGGAGTAAAATATCATGGCGCAAGGCGATATCCGGTTTTTTGCAGGGGCTTTGCTTGAAATGGGCAAAGGTACGCATAACCTGGCATCCGACACCCTGAAGGTGGGTTTGGTGACAAGCACCGTAACTCCGGTCGTCGGTGACACTGATCCTCGTTGGGGAGCTGGCGGCTCGGTTAATTTCACCACTAATCAGGTAACACCGGGCGGCAACTACTCAACCGGCGGTGCAGCGCTGGCGAGTGTCACATGGAGCAATGTATCAGGGGTCATGACGTTGCGTGCAACCGATCCAGTAATTGCACAGCACGCAAGCAACCCAACCAATGCACGCTGGGGGATTATCTACAACGACACGGCCGCAAACAAGAACGCTATCGGGTTTATTGATTTTGGATCAGTGCGCGACCTGACAACCGGGCCTTTCACTATTGATTTCGGTGGTGCGGGTACTGATGTTCTGACCATCACGCCGCAGGCATAAGGAGGGGGCATGGCAACCTACACAGAGCTTCATACCCTTCGAGGATCGGCTACAGCGAACCCTCTAAAAGAGAAAATTGCGATGGCTATTGCCATTAAAGCAAACGCCATTTCAAAACTGCCCACCCCAACAGAGGGGCAGAGAAGCTTCTCTATAGCGGCGCTTCAAAACCCTACAAGTTATGTTGATACGGTGTTCAACTACATTCTTGCAGAGTACAACACACTAACTACCCTGCAAATCACTGGGGCTACGGATGGGTCTGTACAAACTGCTGTTAATGCTACGGTAGATACTCTTTTGGGAGTATAAGTAATGGCTATCGGAACCAATGATCTAGTCAGAAAGTTTGGAACTCAGGATACTGTTACTAGTAGCTCTGCTGCAGTATCTTCTGCTGCCTATTCTGTTGCAGGAAGTATTACAGAATGGACGAATGACGATGATGCGCCAGAGGTCTCCTTTGTTCTTACTATGCAGTACCCTTCTGGAACCATTACAACAGGTGGGGTTCAGCTATTCTGTCGCCTTAAAGATATAGATGGAACAGTGGATGAGCCTTCGCTTACTGCTAACTGGATAGGCCATTTTCTTGGCTCGTTTCCTACTGGAACGGGTATGGCTGCTACTACTGATTATTCTATTGAACTTGGTCCAGTAGAACTTCCCGTATCTTACGCAAGCAATAAGTATGAGTTCTATATTCTTGTTTCTTGTGGCGTAACTATATCCGCTGGGTGGTCGCTTAAAGTCACTCCAATATCTGTTGGACCAAAAGCTTAATTCTTAGGGGCAAGAATGCCTTACCTTTCTAAGAAGAGAGTCTGGACGCGGCAACCTACTAAGCCAGTCACTTTAAACCCTAAAGGGGATATACTGGCTGCTATTATGCCGGGGATGGCTTTTGGAGCCTACAGGGATAGAATAGCGTTTCCTATCCTTGATAGTGGCTCCGCCATAGGAGAAACCTTCCTATCTGAAGGGAAGGCTCAAAAGTATCGAAGCACCAGTTCTACATCCTATAAAGGGTATCGTCTAACCATACCCTCTGAGAGTTCTACGAGATTTGTTTTCCTTGCGTATATGCGCCCATCCTCGTACAACGCTTCGGGGTACAATTCATATGTGATATGTAGTTCACCTAATGCCGCTGGTAATGAGGTATGGTGTAATCACAATGCAGGGAAACTTAGCCTATCTTGGCGTCGTGCTTACACCACTCATTTAGATATATCATATGACATAGCGGGGCAATTGCCTCTAGGGTTATATCGGTTTGACTTTGACGGCTCTGTAGCGCGAATCCTCCTTAATGGAGAAGTTTTAGCGTCCGGCACCCCAACAGCCGATCCTTATTTAGGCCCGATTCAACTTGGTGGAAATGCTGCGTCTTATGTAAAAACTCCTGATCTTCTATATTCTGCTTACAGTAATAAGGTATTGCCAGATGATTATGGAGTAGATAATCCTTGGGGAATCTTTTCCAGAGGTGATAGAAGAATATGGATTCCTTCTGCGGGAGGCTATGTAACAATTACTTGCACTCCGGGAAACGGCACCGCAGCAGGCATTTCAGCTAGCATATCTGTCGCAACAACAATATCATGTAACTCAGGAAACGCCACGACAGCGGGTATTGCCTGTTCTCTGCCGGTCGTTGTCCAGTGCGGTGTCGGAACGGCCACGACGGCAGGCGTTACAGCCGGCATATCACTTGACACGTCAATCACGATTGCATGCAATGCAGGCAACGCGACAGCCGCAGGGGTGGCTGCAGGAATATCGCTCGACACATCGATCACGATTTCATGCAACGTTGGAACAGCAACGACGGCAGGCGTAACTGCTGGCATATCCAGTGCGACAACGATCACTTGCAACGCCGGGACCGCGACAACTGCCGGAGTATCTGCAACCTTTCCGCAGTCACTAAGCTGCAATGTTGGGAACGCAACCACAACAGGTATTACGGCCCAAGTCGAGATTGCCGGGCAGATTGTCATTGGTTGCAACGCTGGAACAGCGACTACAGCAGGCGTTTCGGCAAACATATCCAGCGCATTTGTCCTGACCTGCAATGCGGGCACAGCGACAACGCTGGGGGCGACAGCGTACTTTCCGCAGTCGCTGCAATGCAGTCCCGGCAATGCCATCGCGCTCGGTATCGACGCGACCTTTACCCTCACAGGGCCGACGACGATTGTATGCAACGTCGGCAATGCAGCGGCATCGGGTATTCAGGCGAGCATATACGATGTTGTAGCGCCCGGACCCCGTCTTCTCGTTGTGGCAAGCGAATTGAGAGGGTATGATGTGGCAAGCGAATTGAGAGGGTATGATGTGGCAATAGAAGTGCGATAATATTCGACGGAGGATTCATGAGCTATTGGAACGAAGATAACCCAGCCAAACCTAGAGGCATTAAAGACCCCGACGCCGTTCTTGATTTTCCAATTGACTTTTCAACCTGGCTTGCCGCCATCTCAGATACTCATTTGAGCCATACTGTGGATGTAACCGGCTCGATTGTTTGTGATTCCAGTTCTCACTCGTCTGGCATTATCACTGTATGGATCTCCTCCGGAGATCCCGGGGAAACCGCTTCCTTCACCATTCGGATAGTGACTGCGGGCGGGCGAACCGATGACAGAACGTTCTATCTCAAAATAGTGGAGCGATGAAATGGCGCTTATTGTAGAAGATGGGAATGGTATTGCCGGAGCTGATTCATATGCGACCGAAGCGCAGGCTGATTTATACCATGAAAACCGAGGCAATACGGCATGGTATAGCGTAGCTGACAAAGAAGCCGCTTTACGCAAAGCAACTGACTTCATGTTGCAGACATATCGGCAAGCATGGAAAGGATTTCGAGTCGACCCGCAGCAAGCTTTGGATTGGCCTCGCTACGATGTCTTTACCGAAGGGCACAAGTTTGGACGCTTCTCGTCCGATTATTTAATCCCGTCAAATGTTGTTCCGGTTGAAGTTCGGAACGCTTGCATCGAGCTTGCTCTTAAAGTCACGGTTGAAGACCTTAATCCTGATTTGACTCAACAAATCCTAAGCAACACGGTCGGTCCAATCTCCGTCACCTATTCCGCAGCATCGCCGCAATACAAACGTTTCCGCGCTATAGACATGATGTTGCGTCACTTGCTAGATGGAAACGCCCTCAGCGCGCGAGTAGGTCGATCATGAGCGATTTTAAGGTGGTTGAAATTACCGACAAAAGGACACAGGCGACACTAACTGAAATTCGCAAACTTCGGGACGCCTTACCTGTGATTATTGCAGGACAGCAAGCTTTAGCGGAGGTGACACGAGCTCGTTATCTGGCTTTGATCGAGCAAGGGTTTACCCCGGACCAAGCATTGACGCTGTGCAAAACATGAGCCTGTATTCTGATCTCGCCAAAGTTGCGCTTGACCTGCTGACCCGTTTCGGGCAGGCCGTTACTCGCCGAGAATTTACAACCGGGGCTTATGATCCGACAACTGGAGCTGCTTCGCAGACGTTTACCGATACCTCCCGCAAAGGGGCTTTGTTTGACTTCGGTGCCGGTGTGACTTCGGTGCGCGGTCAATTGATTCAAATCAAGGACAAGCGACTGTTGGTTGACGCAATGGGAACGATAACGGCTGACGACAATTTTATAGTCGATGGCACAGAATACACCGTGGTCACAATGAGCGAGATCTCGCCGGCTGGGACGCCGGTAGTTTATGATCTTCATATTCGGAACGGATGAGGTCAACTGATGACTTCGTTTGTCGCCGATCTTTCAGCGTTCGCCGAAAAAGCCAAAGGCAATATGGACAAAGTTGTCCGGAAGGTTGTTTTGGATGTCGGAACGAGCGTGGTTGAGAAATCCCCTGTTGGAGATGCCAGTTTTTGGCAGAGTAAGCCGCCTCCTGGGTATGTCGGCGGTCGCTTTCGAGGCAATTGGCAATACACGTTCAACGCTATTCCGAAAGGACAAACCGATACTATTGATCCTTCTGGAAGCGTCTCAATCGGTCGAATCTCAAAGGGACTCGGCGGAAAAGCGAGCGTGGCGGGCATTCATTACATTTCCAACAATCTCCCCTATGCTCAACGTTTGGAAGAAGGTTGGTCCTATCGACAAGCTCCGCAAGGCATGGTTATGCTGACGGTGGTGGAATTTCAATCCTTGTTTAAAAAGGCAGCGGCGAAGCTATGAGTTCAGTTAAAGTGAAAGCGGCATTGGAAACGGCGTTGGCCGCGATGACCCCGGCATTGGTAACAGCCTGGCCGAACGTTGCTTTCACTCCGCCGCTGGACAGTTCGACCCCTTGGCAGAGGGCGGATGTTTTGTTTGCCGCTCCTGAGGATTTGGAGATTGGGGCTACCTATCACCGCGAGCAGGGTGTGTTCTTGGTGACCTTGTTTTACCCTTTGCAAACGGGCAGCGCTGTTGCACAGGCGAGGGCTGAGCTTCTGCGCAGCATATTTTATAGAGGCGCTTCGTTTACAAACGCCGGGGTCATCGTTACAATCGAGCAGACGCCGGAGATATCAGCGGGTTCTGTAGATGGTGATCGCTGGATGATTCCCGTTAAAATACGGTTCTATTCAAATATCTGAAAGGCTTAAATCATGGCACTGGCACAAGGCATCAAGAAGCAAACTATTTTCGGCACCCAAGTCGCTCTTGGTACACCAAAGACTGGCGCAGGCGGACAAATCCTTCGCCGCCGCACTTCGGCATTTACCGCCATGCGGGATATGTTCGAGAATGACGAAATTGTATCCCATCAACAGTCTACGGGCGTTACCTACGGCCTGAAAAAAGTTGAAGGCAAGCTCGAAGGTCTTCTGTCTTGCCAAACTTACGAAGAACTTATTGCCGCCGGCATGAGAAAAGCATTTGCAGCTACCACGCCAATGGCAGCGGGCACTGATGTGACTGCGGCGGTCAGCGCTCCCCAGTTTGTGGATGCTTCGGCAGGATATTTGACTGCCGGACTCAAGGTCGGCGACGTTGGCCGCTGGACAGGATTCTCCGCTGGGGGTGCCGGAAACAATGATCGAAATTTTTTGATTACCGCGCTAACGGCTGGCAATATGTCTGGCATCTTTTTGGACGGTCTGCCCGCCGCCGCCAAGTCGTCCGGCGATGCCGTTACCTTTACGGTCGTTGGCAAGAAGACTTTGGTTCCTCTCACCGGACATACCGATGTGTTCTTCACCTTTGAAGAATGGTATTCTGACCTGACCCGTTCCGAGCGGTTTGACGATTGCAAGGTGAGTTCGATCAACCTGAACTTGCCGGCGACGGGCAACGCTTCAATTAGTTTCGACGTTATTGGTCTTTCCCGAACGCTCGGAGCCTCGCAAAGCTTCACGACTCCCGCCGTTGAAACGGTCACTGCGGTCATGTCTGCGCTTAACGGTTCAATTTTTGTGCAAGGCACCGAGGTCACAAACATTACTGGCGCACAGATTACCGTTGATGGTGGCGTGAAACCGGTCAGCGCGGTGCTCGGTTCAAACGTTTCCCCGGACATGGATCGCGGCCGTATTAAGGTGAGTGGATCATTTACCGCTCTGTTTGACTCGGCCACATTGCAGTCTCTTTACGACGCGGAAACACCAATCAGCCTGATTATTGTGGCCACAGTTGATCCGAGCGCAACTGCCGACTTCATGACCTTTACCATGGGACGTATCAAGCTTACTGGCGACGCCCCGGATGATGGCGAAAAATCAATCCTCAGAACCTATCCCTTCACCGCTGAGTTGAACAGTGCCGGCGGCGCTGCTTTAGCATGGGATCAAACAATTTTGACTATTCAGGACAGCCAGGCATGAACCCTTTGGATCTCGCTTCTCTCGATACCGTTGCCGCTTGCGATGCCGGCGCAGAACTTGAACTCCGTCATCCGACAACCGACGCACCGCTTGACATTTGGATTTCCATTCTCGGTCGCGATTCTCAAGCCTTCAAGGAATACACTCGTCAGTCGATCAATACCCGCCTTCGCAAAGAAGCGATGAGCCGTAAGCGTGGGCGAGATCCCGAAGTGGCGACGGTCGAGGCAGCCGAGGAGGATAGCACTGCTGCGTTGGTTGCCTGTTCAACTGGGTGGCGCACTGGGGATGCAAGGACCTTGCTCTTTAAGGGCGAAGAACTCGCTTTCACGGCTCAAAACGCCTTGCTTGTTTACAATGCTTTGCCGTGGATCAAGCGACAAGTAGATGAGGGAATCGGTGACCTCGCAAATTTTTTGAAGACCTGACCAGCGAGCTAGAGGCTTTTGCTGAGTCAGAGTTTGCATTGCTGGAAAGGCAAGATGACGGAGAGACGTTAAAAACCCATCTTCAAAGCCTATATAGACAATCTGGCGTGATGCCGGAACAGTTAGCAGAAGCGCCCGAGTTGCCGGTTTTATGTAATCATCTTTGGAATTGGTTTACCGAGCTACACGAAGAAAGGCGAAACGGTGAGCGGTTAAGCTTGACAGATATCCGCGAATGGTCTCGAACGGTTGGAATGCCGCTTGAAACGTGGGAATTATCCGCTATTAGAAGGCTGGACACTCTTTGGCTGAAAGCACAATATGAGCACGGATGTAGCGACACTAGTTCTAGCAGTTGACGCCAACGCAGTTAAGCAAGGTGGCACGGAACTTGACAAGCTGACGGAAAAGGGCACGCGCGCTGAAGTTCAGACCAAAAAACTGACCACAGCATCGGACGAGCTGCGCAAGATTTATGCGAGCGTCGCCAAGGCGTTCGCAGCATGGCAGATCGCCGGATTTATAAAAGATTCTGCTTTAATGGCAGCGCGGTTTGAAACCCTTGGTATCGTCATGAAGATTGCAGGCAACAATGCAGGCTATACTCGTGCCGAAGTCGAAAAATATTCCAAAGAGTTGCAGGCGCAAGGCATCTCCATGATGCAATCCCGAGACGCCGTTATTCAATTGGCAACTGCCAATATCGATCTCGCCAAGGCAAGCGATCTCGGACGAGCTGCGCAGGATTTGGCGGTAGTCGCTAACATAAATTCGTCCGATGCTATGCTCAGAATGATCCATGGTATCAAGTCAGGCGAGCAGGAAATTCTCAAAACGATGGGTATGCAGATCAGTTGGGAGGCAAGTTATAAAAAGCTCGCGGCCCAAGTTGGAACGACCTCTGACAAACTGACCGAGCAGCAAAAAGTCATGGCACGCACCAACGCGGTTTTGGAAGAGAGCGTGAAGTATCAAGGCATATACGAAGAAGCGATGGGTACAGCCGGTAAGGCAATGTCTTCGCTGACGCGCCATTGGGACAATTTCAAAATCAAAGTCGGTGAGATTTTCTTACCGGCTTTGAGCGATTCAGTCGATACCCTGACTGTTGCTTTGAAAGCGGCAAATGAGGAGTTGGACAAAGCAGGCGCAGAAGGAATGATCTCGAATATCGGCGAAGGTTTGTCGAAAGCATTCCGGACGGTAAAAGAAGCGGTGTTGGTTTTAGGTGCCAATGTCGCCTATGTTTTTGCCACAATAGGTCGTGAGATCGGAGGGATTGCAGCACAAGCAAACGCCTTGGTAACTGGCGGAGGTTTTAAAGCAGCTTTGGCGATAAGAACGGAAATGCTTGCTGACAATGCAGCGGCCGCTAAGGCGTTGTCAGCCTTTGAAACCTCTGTCATGAATCCCAAACCGTCAGCGCCGAAAACCTCGGCTATGAGTGAGGAAGAACGCATCAGGCAAGGCAATGCTGCTCGGGCGAAAGCAGCGGCCGAAGCTTTGACGCTTGGAAACAAGACGGGGAGAGGTGGTGGCGGAGCGAGCGCAGTTGATAAGGAAGCAACCGCTTATTCTAACCTGGCCAGGTCAATCCGCGAAAAGACCTCAGCGGCGATTCTTGAAGGCGACGGGCAGAACAAGTTGACAGACGGACAAAAGACTGCTGCCAAGTTCGCTGAAGATCTCGCAATGGGCGAGTTGAAGTTGACCGCGGCGCATAGGGCGTCAATTGTTGTGCTTTTGGAAAAGCAAATTGCGGTCGAAAAGCAAAACCAACAAGCAAAGGCTTATGCCGAAGCACTGAACAGCATTCGAGAATCTGTGGTCACCGCTGATGATGCAACCAGAGATCTGAATACTGCACAGAAGGTTTTGCTTGATCTTATGCGTGCTCCTGAGTGGGAGAATATGCCGGACGTTTGGAAGCAAACTGCAATTGAAGCAACCGCCGCTGCGACAGCTGAATTAAAAGTGCTTGAGATCAGAAGAGAAATGGATTATCTGATCGCCAATACCGATACCGCGAAACTTGAGAAACAACGGGAGCAGATGCAACGTATTGCTGACGCTTATTTGGATAACAAATTTGGAATCGAAGGTTCGGAAGCTGCGATGAAGCAGTATGCCGAAGTGGTGGATGTCGCGCTCGGACGCAATGCTACATCCTTGGAAAAAGAAGCGGACGCTTTGGATGAGTTCACAAAATCAGCTGCACAGAACATGCAGAAGGCATTGGCAGATTTCCTATTCGATCCGTTCGCTGCTGGAACAAAAGGCATGCTTCAAAGCTTCGGAACGATGATCCGGCAAATGATTTCCCAAGCCGTTGCGGCCGATCTTATGAACCGTCTTTTTGGCGACATGGGCAAAACCGGGGACGTTGGCGGATGGGTTGGCAACGCCCTAAGCAGTTTGAGCGGTCTTGGCGGCAATGCTAGTTTTCCTGGCTTTGGGGATACCGCTGGGTTAGCTGCCGGCGTTCCTCAGTTCGCGGTAGGCATTGATTACGTTCCCCGGGACATGGTTGCTCAGGTTCACAAGGGCGAGAAAATTGTTCCAGCATCTGAAAACAAACAAAACAAGCCCAGCGGCAACGTTTACAATATGAGCGTTCACGTCCCTCCTGGAACGCCTTCCGAAACAAGAAGGGCGGCAGGGATCGGGGCAAGAGAGGTCTTGTCGGCGTTCAGTAACGCGCAAAGATATGCATAATGGCTGAATTTTTAGAAGAACGTTTATCGATTGCGGTTAAGTATGGTGCCTCATACGGTGACGACTACAGAGTAAGAATCACCAAAACTTCAGATGACAGCGAGTATCGGGAACTTCTTCATCCGTTCCCAGTTCGAGAGTTTATCTTTGCTTACGATGCCAAGGCCGCTACGCTCTATCAAAACATTGCCAATACTTATCATCGCGCATTTGGAAAATATGCGGGTTTCCGAGTTAAATGTCTTGACGATTACACTACGAACGGACAAACCGGAACGCCAACAGCATTTGACCAAACGCTCGGTCTTGTGGTCGCAGGAACAACGTATCAATTACAAAAAGTCTATGGCGAGGGCGGAACCCCGTTGTCAATCGGCCTTCCTTATCGGACATTATTCAAACCGGTTTCTGGCACAACCCGCGTGGCCATCGGTGCATTGGAGATTCTCAATACCCCGGTGGTGAATTGGAGCGTCGATACGACGACCGGCAAGGTGACGTTTTCGGCGAACAAGACGCGCGCCGTCACAGGCATTGCCAAGGCCGCGCAGGCGGTGGCCACCATCGGCGCGCACACGATGCTGGTCGGCGAGTCGGTGTATTTCTCCGGCGTCGCCGGAATGACGCAGATCAACGGCTTGCGCGGCGCCATCACCGCCATCGGCGCAACGACCATTACTGTGGCCATCAACTCAACTGCCTTCTCGACCTACACCAGTGGGGGCACGGTAAACACGCAGCCGCAAACAGGAGAAACGGTCAAGGGAGGTTGCGAGTTTGATATTCCGGCACGTTTTGACAGCGTTTTGATGATTACGCAAAATCTAATAGACTACCGGGATATCTCTTCGTTGACCTTGATTGAATTGCTCAATCCATGAAAGCAATGATTGCCGACTACCGCTACCGGACGATCTGCCTGCGCATAGTGCCAGTGTCCGGTTCGCCAATCTACCTGACGCGGTATGTGCGCGATCTGGTGATGGGCGGGCATACCTACCTGTCCGCGTCCGGCTACGACTTCACCGGCTACAGTGCAACGGCAGGGCTCAACCCGGCGATGATCGACCTGGAGGGCATCAGTGGCCTGGCCGGGATCGGGTACAACGAAATTGCCAGCGGCGTCTTCGACAACGCCCGCGCCTATCTGTTTGCCACCACCTGGAACGCGCCGGTCGAGGACGAGGAGCCGATTGTTGCCAGCTTCCTGGGCAAGACGACGCTCAAGGATGCGCGTTACAGCATCGAGGAGATGTCGCTGGAAGATGCGCTCAATCAATCGGTCGGCCTGACCTATACAGCCGCCTGCCAGCGCACCTTTGGAGATACCGGCTGCGGCATCAGCCTACCGGCGATCACCGTGACCGGAACGCTGACGGCGGTGACCAGCGCGTCGATCATGCGCGATGCGGCGCGCGGCGAAGCGGCCGACCGCTTTGCCTACGGAACACTGGTATTTACCAGCGGCGCCAACGCCGGGCTGAAGTTGCGGGAAGTGAAGCGCTACGAGGCGGACGGCACGATTGAGGTTTTCGAGCCGTTTCATTACCCGCCGGTGATCGGCGATGCGTATTCGATGGTGCCGGGCTGCCGCAAGCGCCTGGAGGATTGCCGCGACAAGTACGGCAACGTGGTCAACGGGTTCTTCTTCACCAACATTCCGACGAGCAGCCAGTACAGCCAAGTGGGGGGCGGATGAGCGCCGACGAAATTCTTGCCGCTGCCCGCGCCTGCCTCGGTACGCCGTTTCTGCATCAGGGCCGCATCCCCGGCTTGGCGCTTGACTGTGCCGGGCTGGTGGTGGCCGTGGCGCAGTCGCTCGGCGCCGAGTATGTGGATCGGACAGGCTACAGCCGGTCGCCGTCGCACGGGCAGCTCCAGTGTGCGCTTGACGAGCAGCCGTGCCTTGAGCGTGTCGCGGCGATGGATCGCCATCCGGGTGATGTACTGCTGATCCGCTTCGCCGGCGACCCGCAGCATCTGGCGATCCTGGCGGGCGAGACGATCATCCACAGCTATGCCTCGGTCGGTAGGGTCTGCGAGCACCGGCTGTCATCGGTATGGGCCGCGCGCATCGTTTGCGCGTATCGCTTCAAGGGATTGGCATGAGTACCGGCGGGCAGGCAATTGGCGGCGCTCTCGGCGCGGTCGGCGGCTTCTTTGTCGGCGGCCCGCAAGGCGCGCTCTACGGCGCTCAGATCGGGATCGCTATTGGTGGCTACCTCGATCCGCCCAAGGGGCCGGTAAATCAGGGGCCGCGACTCTCCGACCTGTCGGTGGCCACCGCGACCTATGGTGCCTTCATCCCGCGCGGCTACGGCACCTTCCCGGTTGTCGGAAATATCTTCTGGCTGGAAAACAACCAACTCAAGGAGACGCAGAGGAAAGAGACGAGTGGCGGAGGCAAGGGCGGCGGGCCGAAAACGACGACGACGACATTTTCGTACTCCGCGACCTTTGCCGTCGGCCTGCTCGACTGCACGGACGGGACGCCAATCGCAGGGATTCGCCGTATATGGCTAGGTAACCGTTTGTTTTACGACGCAGGCGCAACCGATCTGGCCACGATTATCGCCAGCAACCAGGCCAGCTCAGTATTCACTTTACACACGGGGAGCGCGTCGCAGCTTGCTGACTCGCGAATGCAAGCGACGCTTGGCGTGGCCAACACACCCGCCTATCGCGGCCTGGCCTATATCGTCTTCAACGACCTCCAGCTTGCCCCCTACAACAACTCGCTCGTCGGCGTGCAGGTGAAGGTCGAGATTGTGCGCGTGCAATCGAATGCGGGCATGACTGTCGTCGACAGCGTCACCACCGGATACTCCAGCCCGGTGACAAATCCGTCTTTCTCTGCGAAGCCGCACTATCTATCGCTGGACCTCGTGCGGGTTTATGTGCCCAATTGGGATAATAACTATCCGGCATCTTCCACCTATAGTGTTTATGACTCCAGGCTGGGGGCGTTCAGTTTCACAAAAACGATTGCAGTTCCAGGGACCGAGGTTCCGCTAAACGGCACATCGGACAACCCGGATCGCTACATGTATGGGCATACGCAGATGTTCCCCTTGTCAACGTGGGGCGAGGTGAACGATGGAAACGGAACCTTCTACGAGCAGGGCGATGTGCTGATTTTTACCGGAACAACGACGCTTCGTGTCAGGTACAAATTAGGTCCGGAGATTGTAATAGCCCTGCCATCGCAAAACTGGGCAGGATGTACAGACGGGTCGTTTGTTTACATCCTTGGCAACTCGGCCATCAGGAAATATGACACTTCTCTGAACCTGCTCGGTTCTTTGACAGTCACACTAAACAACCTGGAAGGTGGAATGCGGTTGTGTGCTGACGCCGGGCTCATTTACTGGTGCAAACCCTATGGCAGCACGCTTTGGGCCATTCGTGACGATTTGACGGGCGGGGAGATAAACGTAGGAACAGTTCCTACCTTCACGGGTATAGGCTCACACAATAATATTGAGTTCAGGATGTTCGGGAACCTGATGGTCAGGTCTCGTGGCATCATCACGAGCAAGACTCTTTTCAGAGACATAGTACAAACAGATAAACCAGTATACGGCACAACATCATTGTCTTCTGTTGTTTCTGCCGAGTGCCTGAAAAGCGCCCTGCTCACATCTGGCGACATTGACGTATCCCTTCTGACGTCGCTGGTAAAAGGCTATCGAACCACAAACGTCTCATCGATCCGCTCGTCGATAGATCCGCTTCAAGCTGCGTGGCCATTCAACGTTGTGCAGAGCGGCTACAAGATCAAATTCAAGCCACGCGGCAGCGCCAGCGTGGCAACGATTGCGGCTTCCGAACTCGATGCGCGCGGTATTGGCGATGCGCCGGGCGTGTCGGTCACCAATAGCCGCGAGATGGATTCCGTACTGCCGCGGCGAGTGGTCCTGAGCTACCTCGACGTCGAGCGTGAATATGACTCGGGCCAGCAGTATGCCGAGCGGTTGAATA